ATGTCAGCCGATAACAACCGCAGAATTGAAAGCATCATCCGCTTTGGCTTAATTGCCGAAGTCGATCATGCGCAAGCAAAAGCACGGGTAAAGTGCGGTGAAATATTAACGGATTTTATACCATTCATCACACTGCGATCAGGTACAACAAAAACATGGTCGCCGCCAACACAAGGCGAACAATGTGTCATCTTGGCGGCAAGTGGCGAACTGACAACAGCGTGCATCATCACAGGGCTTTACACTCAAAACAGCCCAAGCCATTCAGCTGATGAACACGTGATCGAATTTGCTGATGGCGCAAAAATCACCTACAACCAAGCCAACAGCGATTTGGTTGTGACAGGAATAAAAACCGCCAACATTAAAGCCGCGAATCAAATCAATATTGACTGCCCCACTGTCAACATTAAAGGCAATGTGAATATTGATGGGAATTTATCTACAACCGGCACAACAACGAGCAAAGGCGCAATTAGCACACAAAGCAACGTTTCAGCAAGCGGCGACATAAAAGGTGGCGAAATTAGCTTACAAAATCACGTTCACGTTGCACAAGGTGAAAAAGCACGAACAAGTAAGGCAACTGCATAATGAATCGATTTACAGGCGAGAAAATCACAAGCGAAACGGAACACATCAAACAGTCAATTGCAGATATTTTATTGACACCAATCGGATCACGTTTACAACGCCGAGATTATGGCAGTCGTATTCCGGAACTGATTGACAGACCAATGAATCACGCTTTGTTGCTCCAACTTGCCGCAAGTGCGGTGATGGCATTACACAAGTGGGAACCACGCGTGACGATTAGCCAATTTAAACCACAACTTACAGATAACGGCATCACTTGCTCTATCGTGGGCAGAACAAGAAATCAAAACAACGTCATCAATTATGATGATGTATGGCTAGGCGGTAAGAATGAGCGAATTAGTTGATTTATCAAAACTTGACGCACCAAAAGTTTTAGAAGATTTAGATTTTGAAACCTTACTTGAGGAAAGAAAACAAGAATTCATCAAATTATTTGACGAATCAGAACGTGCGTTCTGGAAGTCTCGCTTAAGCCTTGAAAGCGAACCAATTACAAAACTATTACAAGAAGTTGTCTATTTGCAACTGCTTGAACGCACACGCATTAATCAAGCAGCACAGGCAACAATGCTTGCTTATGCAACAGGTAGTGATTTAGACGTTATCGCCGCCAACTACAACGTAAAACGCTTACTTATTCAAGCCGAAGATAACTCGACGACACCACCAAAGCCCGCAATCTATGAAGATGATGCGGAATTACGATTAAGAACACAGCTTGCCTTTGAAGGAATGTCAGTGGCAGGACCAAGAAGCGCTTATATGTTTCGCGCCTTATCAGCTCACGCCGATGTAGCGGACGTCTCAGTCGTATCACCTGAACCCGCCAATGTTACCGTCACTATTTTAAGCCGAACAGGACAAGGCGTCGCAAGTGAAACCGTATTAAAAGCCGTCCGAGAAAGATTGAACGATGAAAACATCCGACCAATCGGAGATCGTGTAACAGTGCAAAGTGCAACAATCCAAACCTACGAAATCCGAGCAAAATTGCATTTATATCGTGGCCCTGAATATGAAGCGATAAAAGCCGAAGCGATGAAAAAACTCACCGCATACGCCGCAGAAAAACGCAGACTAGGGCGAGACATTAGCTTGTCTGGAATTTATGCAGCACTACACCTTGAAGGCGTTCAACGAGTGGAATTACTCGCCCCCACTGCCGATATTGTTTTGCCTAGCTCAAAATCAGGCTATTGCACAAATATTAATATTGAGATCGTAACAAGTGATGATTACTAATCACCTATTGCCAACCGGATCAACAAAACTGGAAAAACGAGCCGCCGAAATTTTAAAAAGCGCGGTTGAAAATCCAGTCATTATTGCTGATTTGATCAACCCTGACAGATGTCCATCGGAGCTTCTTTCCTATTTGGCATGGGCATTTTCGGTGGACAAGTGGGACGAAGATTGGAGCGAAGAAGTCAAGCGCATCGCAATTAAACAATCTTTTTTTGTGCATAAGCACAAAGGCACCATTGCAGCAGTGAAACGAGTGATCGAACCAATAGGCTATCTTGTTGAGTTGAAAGAATGGTTCAACCAAAAGCCGCAAGGCAAAGCAGGTACATTTAGTATTACCGTAGAAGTGCCAGAAACAGGATTGAACGAGCAAACCTACAACGAATTAGTGCGCTTAATTAATGATGTCAAACCTGTTTCGCGTCATTTGTCACAGCTCGCCATCGCTATTTCACCAACTGGCACAATGAATACATTCTTTGGGCAACAAACAGGCGAAATCGTCAGCGTTTACCCTATTTAAGGATTTATATGACAGCACAATATTTCACAGTATTAACCAACTACGGCACACAAGCTTTTGCAAAAGCCTTAGCAACTAATCAGCCGCTTAGATTATCAAGCTTTGCAGTGGGCGATGGTAACGGACAAGCCGTTACACCAACAGCAGACCGCACAGCGTTGGTGAAAGAGACACACCGCGCAAATGTCAGCGCCGTGTCACTCGATCCACGCAACAATAAGCAAGTCATCATTGAATTGACCATCCCAGAAGATGTGGGCGGGTTTTATATCCGAGAAATGGGCGTTTTCGATAGCGCAAACAAATTAGTGGCTTATGCAAACGCCCCTGAAAGCTTTAAGCCAACACTTGAAAGCGGAAGTGGCAAAGTGCAAGTGTTGCGGATGATTTTAAAAGTCAGCAATTCACAAGCCGTTACATTAAGCATCGATAATTCTGTAATTTTTGTTACACGTCAGCAATTAACCCCACAAAAAATCACATCATCAACCACAAATGGCTTTGATGAAAGCGGACATACACACGAAATCGAAAAAGCAGATACAACAAAAGCAGGTATTGTGCAACTCACCGATGACACGGGGCTTGATAGTGACAAGTTGGGATTGTCTGCAAGAGCCGGTAAAAAACTTGCACAACTCATCAGCACGGTTCAACTTGCACTTGGCAATTACATTCCAAACAGCAAAAAATCAAATTCAGTTACTAGCAACAGTAATGACAATGTGGCGACATCGTCAGCCGTCAAAACAGCTTACGACAAAGGAGTTGAAGCAAAAACGGCAGCAGATAATGCACAGCGCACCGCAAATGACGGCGTGAATAAGGCAAATGCAGCGCAAACAAGCGCAAATGAGGCGCAACGCACGGCAAATGATGGAGTTTCGAAAGCTAATGCGGCGCAAACAAGCGCAAACAGTGCTAACAATAACGCAAATGGGCGTGTATCAAAGAGTGGTGATACTTTAACAGGCATTTTGCATAGCGTTGGTATTGCCTCAAAGCAGCTTGGCATGGGAGCGTATGCTGAGCAATATGACAGTGGCGCGCCTTTTATGGTTGACGAAACTGGCTCTAAAGACAGGGACACCTATCATCCATTCGTAAAAGGACGAGTTCGCTCAAATAATCATTATGGGACTGCGTTTTCATTCGGTTATACAACAAAACAAGGTGGCGGGGATGGGTTTGGTCGAGGCATTATTAATCTCATCGAAGATAATGGCAAAACAAGAATTTGGGGATTTGAACATAATGGGGAATTTAGATCTGCTGGGGATGTTATTACATCTAGCGGCAAGTCTTTAAATACCGCTGTGCAACTCAGTGATTATCGCTCTCAATGGGGAGCGACTGGATGGGTTAAATTGCCTAATGGACTGATTTTACAATGGGGTAAAACACCAGTAATTCACGATGAAAGCAGCAAAGATATTGTTTTTCCAATCGCATTCCCTAATAAGGTTTTAAATATTCAATTGACAGAAAACCAAATGAGAACAGTTGAAGCAAACGCAACACACTTAGCTGCACTTAATGTGACTAACACAAAATTTACATTCAAAATGAACTCAACCCTACCTATTGATACATCAGCAGATTGGTTTGCTATTGGATATTAATGAGGTTTAAAAATGTATTTTTACGACAAAAAAACGAACGGATTTTATATTGACGGTATTCATGAAATTCCAAACGGATCAATAGAACTGACGGACGAAACATACCGCACTTTATTAAATGGACAATCTTCCGGCAAGCAAATAATTGCCAACAAGCAAGGTGTGCCAGTGTTAATTGAGCCTCAACCAAGCGATGCGTATGAATTAAATCTCGACACGCTGCGCTGGACCATCTCGAAAGAAAAACAAGCTGAACTTCTAATCAAACAGCGTGCAGAAATTCGCGCACAAATCAACACAAAACGCGATGAGTGCGTAAATGGCGGCGTGTTTGTGCCTGAAATCAATAAATGGGTTGACACAGATGACAAGGGACGTAGTACTTTGGTTGAAATCAAGGCTGATTTTGATTTAAACGGCAAAAACAATACTTACACATTGATTTGTGCAGATAACACCGCACAAGTTATCCATTTTGATGAATTCAAAGCAGTATGGAACGCGGTGAAAACACTTAAAGAAAAAATGTATGAAAATGCCTACATGCACAAAGTATTGCTTGAACAATCAGAAAATCCGACTGATTACAACTGGTCAACAGGTTGGAGTAAAACCTATCAGGAGCATTTGAATGAACAGCAAGCTTAAACAATACCTATATCACAACATCATTGCTATCGATCAGCTATTCAATGCCTTAACAGGTGGCGCAGCAGACGAAACATTATCAAGTCGCACATATCGGGGGGCTGTTTTAGCCGAGCAACCGAAAAAACGTTGGCGTGTACTCTATCGATTTATCAATGGATTATTTAGAGATAAAAACCATTGTAAAACCGCATACGAAAGCGAAATAAGCGGCAAACAGCGCGATTATCGGTTCAATCAAGGGAATGCAAAATGAGCAATACTATTAACAAATTGGTGAATGATGATGAAGATATTATTTTCAAATGGGTTCGCGGCGATGATGAATTTGAAACATTAATTTTCTTCAACGATGACGATACACCGATGGACTTTACAGGGAGTCAATTTGATTTGCATATTACACCGGAACGAAGTCAATCCGAAACCATTAAATTATCAACATCAAATGGATTAACGGTGAAAGACAACGAAATCACGCTGCACGTGTCGCACGATCAGACAGAAAATGCAGATTGGAAAGAAGCAGTCTGGGATTTGCAAGAAACTAATAAAAATGGATTTGTTGACACTCTTTGTGGCGGGAAAGTATGGTTAAAACGGGACGTTACTAGAGGCCGTCATGAAAATAGAGATTAAGCCGAAACAAAAGCACAAAGTAATAATCAAAAACAAACAGGGGTGTGAAAAAAAAAGTTCACACGCCTGCTTTGTGTTTACCTGTAAGAATTATTTTTTAATTGACAGAAAAGAAGTTGTTGGGGCTTAA